AGTAGGGAAAATACCAAAAATGTTCCAAGCGCGGATGATATTTCCTGCTGGGTCAAACTGAGCTTCTGTTGCAGATGTTGCATACTGTGTTTTATAACCCATCTGTCCAGTTAATGGATTGTAAATCATAGAACACCAGTTATACATTGCATCGCCTGCTGCTACTTCGTTACTTGACTGACTTTCATTTCTGATAAAATCATTGAATACTACATTAAGGTCGTTCCAAGAAACCATACCAGCTGTATTAAAACCTTCATGAATACGTTTAGTAGTTGTCTTTTCAAAGCTTATTGTAGGAACTGAAGCGGATTTAGCAACGAAAGCAAGTCCTTCTTCCAAACCTGTTTGATTTCCAGGAACAGAAGAGAATTGGAATAAGAAACGATTCTTTCTCATTGGTTCCAATTTAAAAGATCTGCTATCTGAAATTTTTAATCCCATATTTTCCTCCTAATAGTTACACTAAATTATCTTTAATGTAACTATTAGTTGGCTATTTTAACCAAGGTTTTTTAGCCGTTGCTGGCTGTATAAAATTTTAAATCTTTTCCACGAACATAGACTCTCTGATTTGAAGAGCCACGCAATGGTAAATCTTGCCTAAGTTCTTCAACAAACCTTCCTTCTATTAAAACATCTACATTTCTTAAAGCGCCGCGTACATCTTCTCTTTTTTCAAGTTCTTCGAATGTATAGCCAGTCCAAAGATATATCTTTATATTTGGATAAGTCGCTCTAATTTCTTTAAGAACTTTATCCACGTCTTTTACATTCTGTGGATCCAAAGGTTCACCACCAAGAATAGAAAGATTTCTCATAACTCCATTCTTGTTAATCTTTTCTTTTAATTCATCTATAACCATTTTAATTGGTATATCTTGTCCAGCATCATAATCCCAAAGATTTTGATTATGACAGCCTTTACAGTGATGTGGACAGCCAACTGTCCACAAGCTCACTGCTACGCCATCATCGCTGTCTACTATATCATCATCTATAATTCCAGCAATTCTCATTCTTTATACTCCGTATTTCTCCAATTCAACGTTAGAGTTGCAACCAAACTTAATATTCTTAAATTTAGTGTGTATTTGTCTAAGCTCAACTTCTCTCTGTTTACCTTCGTTGAAACTTGTATGATAGTTTCCGTTTAAATAACCAGTGATTCTTCTAAGCCAGTTTATATCGCGACTTCCACAAATTGGACATACGCCAACATCTTCTGAAAGGTTATCTGTATTACCACAGTTTGTACATTCGTTAATCTGGAAGTTTAATGCAAAGTAAGGAATATCCTTACTCATAGCATAGTCGATAATCTGTTCAATTGCTTTAAGGTTGTGCTTTACATCGTCACCAATTTCAACATAAGTAATACAACCTGCTGAAGAATAACCAGTCAGCTGACTTTCGATATCAATCTTATCAAAAGGTGAAATCTTCTTGTATACTGGAACATGAATAGAGTTTGTAAAGAACAACTTTTCTACTCTTTCACCATTATCATTTATAAAGTAAGTAACATTTTCAACATCACCATACTTCTTCTTGAAAGCTTTGAAAGCAGTAAAACAAAGATTCTCTGCTGGTGTGTAGTAAACACCAAAGTTCAACTTATAATGCTCTTTATACTCATTACATTTATCAACGAATTTTTGTTCGATTCTCTTTGCTACTTCCATTCCTTTAGGATCACACTGATCACATCCAACAAGGATTTCAAGAGTTTCAGCCAAACCAAGCTGTCCAATAGCAAGTGTTCCATGCTTCAAAGCGGAAACAATTCCTTCTTCTGGAACATAACCTTTCATTGTGCAGTTTCCATATACAAATGTTGAAGACTCAGGGCCCTGTGCTGCAATCCAATTAAATCTTTCTATTAATTCATCTTTTGCATCACCGATATACTTTTCAAGTAAATCCAAGAAGTAATCTACTATATACTCTGGCTTATCCTTAGCCTTCTGTTTTGCTTTCATTGCAATCATTGGAAGAATTACAGTAGCTGGGGCAATGTTTCCACGTCCGTCTTTCTGAATTCCTGACCAAAGCATATCTCTTGGAGGTGTTTTGTCGTTGATAGTTCTTCTGATTACTTCTCTGAAGTAGTCTTCTGTGAAGTTTATATCAAAACCATTATAAGTTCTACAACCCATAGTTGACATCATTTCATAAGGCTGTTCTGTATCATTCATTGTAATTTTGTAAGAATCACCTTCATCAAAATCAACTACGAAACCGAGCTGCTTTGTTACTGCAGAGCCAAGTCCTGTCAACTCGTATAAATCTTTTTCGTCAAGGCTTAAAAGAACTTTCTCTTTGATTGCCTGAGATTTTTCAAATGCTTTTCTCTGAACTGACCAATCACAGTTTGCAAAGTTTGGATAATCTCTCTTTGGAAGAACAGAGATTGCTTTCTGTTTAAGATCATAGTTTGGTGTTCCAGGCTTATCATTAATTCCTTTCTTATATTGGAAAATACCACAAGGAAATATAGGAGACAAACCAAGTTCTCCAATTCCTTCTTCCCAAGCCTTTAACAACTGTGTTGTTACAAGTCTTCCTGCTGCAGAAGTATCAGTTCCATAATTTACAGAAGTAAACGGAAGCTGATTTCCACTTCTAGACTGAAGTGTATTTGCATTGTGCAAGAATCCTTCCATTGCTTGATGCACTTCTTGTTCCAAATCTTCCATTGCATACTTAGCTGCTTTCGCATTGCAAGCTGCATAGTCTGGATCATCTATAGATAAATAAGGTTGGAAAGAATAATCCAATTCTTTTTCTGTGAGTCTTTCATAGTTCTTTTTATAGAATTTATAATAGTCTTTATTTGCAAGTGGAGCAAGTGTGAAATCCCAGTGTGTTAAAGATACACCGCCGAACTGTGGCATTGACTGCGACTGAAGTTCAACAAGTGATAACTGAGATTCAGTTGATACAGAACCTGCTCTACGAATATCTTTTGGAATCTTAATTGTCATTCCGTGGTCTCGATAATCATCAGCTGGAAAGCTTAAACAATTTGGTTTTCCCTTTTTATAATTATCCAAATCGTGGATATAAACAAGCATATCTCTGTGATTTTTTGCAAATTTTTCGGTGATCATATAGTCAAGTGCAAGCTCTTTGTCAAGCAATCCGTGTGCTTCACCAGCCTTACCGTCATAACTCAAACCATCAATGTTTGCATTCTGCTTATCCCAAGTCTTTCCAGAATATTTGTCTTCCATTGCTTGAATTACAGCAAATTTTTTGAATCTTTTCTTTGCTCTTTCTTCACGGTATTTAATGAAAGAACGAACCACTTCTGTGTGATTTTTGTGAACCAAGCCGTCTTCTACCAAGTCTTGAATTTCTTCTACAGAAATTTCATCAACAGCTTTTGGCATCTTTTTTACTACCCATTTTACGACTTCCATTATCTGGTCGTCCGTAATCCTTTTCTCTTTTTCAACAGGATATTCTTTACTGTTGTTTGCTTTTTTGATTGCTTTGAAGATGGTTGCTTCATCAAACTCTTCTCTTCTGTCATCTCTTTTAATTACTTTCATATAACCTCTATCTAGTGGAATATTAACTTATCTAAAATAATAAAACACTAGATATAGTGTATATTACCACCGTGACTTTTTTTGTCAATCTTATTTGCTTTAAAGTTGCTTCATTTTGAATTTTATCAATTTTATGACTAACTTAAGATAAATTATATGGACAGAATAACAGTAAAAAAGATTGTAGAAATAAACCTTAAAAAAGGAAAAATTTCTGCAATTTTAAAAAACAACGATACTCAAAATTCTTATAATAATTTCATAGATACGATTGACAAATGTTATAAATTAAAAGTTTGTATGTCTCTTAGTCAGTTGGATACTCCAATGATTCTTGTTGGACATCGTTTTTCTTCTTTTTATCCAATCGTTTATTGTTTCGGAAATACTTACTACGTAAGGATAGAAAATCATACTACAATAACTACTGATTTGAAAGAAGTTCTTGAAATAATTGATAAGTTTTTCTATAAATAAATTATAAGACTGCTTTTGCAGTCTTTTTTAATTTCCTACTTGTTACTTAGTATTATGCATAGTGGACATCTGTGTCGTGACTCACGACAAATTTGTCCACTCGGTATGCAAAAAGTTGTATAAATATGCAATAATTAATATACTTTATTGCATAAATATTCATAAGATTTTTCTTATTTTTACCGAGTGGACAAGAATGTCCACTCGGTTGAAGTTATTAAAAGTAAAAGTTAATTATATGCTAACAGAAAATTTATTGAATAATTTTGATCACATTTTTAGTAATAAAATAATTAGTGAAAGCTTGCACCTTCCACATGGAACAACTTCTGCAAAGGTAGTTTGCCACGTTGACCTTGATGGTGTAACTTCTGGAATTTCTATGGTTCAGCAGCTTATTAAGCAGGGTATACCAAAAGAAAGAATTACAGTTGAATTCGCACAGT